AAAAATGGGAGGAGGTCTTATGCAACTTGTCGCTTATGGTGCCCAGGATATTTACCTGACTGGCAACCCTCAGATTACTTTTTTCAAAGTAGTCTATCGTCGTCACACTAACTTTGCTGTTGAATCTATTGAACAGACCTTTAACGGTCAAGCTGATTTCAACAAACGTGTCACTGCTACCATTTCTCGTAATGGTGATTTGATCCAACAGATGTATTTGGAAGTTATTCTTCCTAAATGTACAGTCACTACAGTTTCAGGTTCCCCTACATCTAACGTCTGGACTTATGGTGTTGGTAATGCACTTGTTAAACAAGCTGAAATTGAAATTGGTGGTCAGCTCATTGACCGTCAATATGGTGACTGGATGAATATCTGGACTGAACTTACAATTCCTGCTGGTAAGCGTGAAGGTTATGATACTTTAGTTGGTAATCGTGTCCTTGGTAGTAATGGTAATCAAACAGGAGATTTACTCATTGATAGTTTTTTTACTCCTCGTTTATATGTACCTCTTCAATTCTGGTTTAATCGTAATCCTGGACTTGCTCTACCTCTTATTGCCCTTCAATACCACGAAGTTAAACTTAATCTTGAAATTCGCCCCTTCACTGATCTTATAAATACAGATACAGGTACTATTTCTATATCTCCCACCCCTACTCTTGGATGCAAACTTTATGTTGATTATGTTTATCTTGATACTGATGAACGTCGTCGTTTTGCTCAAGTCTCTCACGAATATTTAATTGAACAAGTTCAATTTACTGGTTCTGAATCTATTGCTGCTAATCTTGGTGCTAAGAATGTTACTCTTAACTTTAACCACCCTGTAAAGGAGCTTATCTGGGCCCATACTACTACTGCTCATACTACATCAGCTATGAATGCTGCTGGTAATAGATGGTTTAATTATTCAGCACTTGCTTCTACACCTGTTGTTAAAACTACTACAGCATTATCTTATGGAGATACATTTACTACTGGTCTTCTTCAACTTAACGGACATGATCGTTTCTCTGTTCGTTTTGCTGATTATTTCCGCAAAGTCCAAAACTACGAGCATCATACTCGTGCTCCACGTGTAGGTGTTGAACAAGATGGAAGTGGTGATTTTCGTTGCCAATATATTTATTCCTACTCTTTTGCTCTCTCTCCTGAAGAGCATCAACCTAGTGGAACCTGTAACTTTTCTCGTATAGATAACGCTGTTCTTCAACTTAGCTATGGTGCTGATTCTGCTACTGGAACTGCAGCTCTTTCACCCGCAATGAACCTTAATATCTATGCCGTCAATTACAACGTCCTTCGTATTATGAGTGGAATGGGGGGTTTGGCTTATTCGAACTAGATTATTAAAACAGTTTTGGAAACAGTATATATGCGTATTTATTTTATAAAGTTTTAAATAATTTTTTATTAAATATTTTTTATTAAATTTAAAATTATAGATAATTTATTTATTTTTTTTATATTTTTTATATGTGTTTTTTTATGTTTTTTATATAAAATAATGAACTTAAAAAATTAAATAGTTTTATTTTACAAATAAAATAATATTTATTAATTATAATAATCACTAAATACTTTTAATTACTTTTTACTAATTATTTCTAATCAATAATCAAAAATGGGAGGAGGTCTTATGCAACTTGTCGCTTATGGTGCCCAGGATATTTACCTGACTGGCAACCCTCAGATTACCTTTTTCAAGGTCGTCTATCGTCGTCACACTAACTTTGCCGTTGAATCTATCGAACAGACTTTCAACGGTCAAGCTGATTTTGGTAAACGTGTCACTGCTACCATCTCTCGCAATGGTGATTTGATCCAACAGATGTATTTGGAATTAGTTATGCCCGACGCAGGTTCTAGCACTCAGGTATGGACTTATGGTGTTGGTAATGCCCTTGTCAAACAAGCTGAAATTGAAATTGGTGGTCAGCTCATTGACCGTCAATATGGTGATTGGATGAATATCTGGACTGAACTTACAATCCCCGCTGGTAAGCGTGCTGGTTATGATAATATGGTTGGTAATGCCAAACCTTCTGGCTCTAATCAAACTGGAACACTTTCAGCAAATGCTGGCCCAGTACGTTTGTATGTTCCTCTTCAGTTCTGGTTTAACCGCAACCCTGGTCTCGCCCTTCCTCTTATTGCCCTTCAATACCATGAAGTTAAACTTAATCTTGAACTTCGTTCAGCTGCTGAACTAACAAATACTACTGCCCCAGATTCTGGAATAACTTTAGGATGCAAACTTTATGTTGATTACGTTTATCTTGATACTGATGAACGTCGTCGTTTCGCCCAAGTTTCTCACGAATATTTGATTGAACAAGTCCAATTTACTGGTTCCGAATCAATTACAGGTACTGATAATAATAAAAATGTTACTCTTAACTTTAATCACCCTGTTAAAGAATTAATTTGGGTTCATGTTCCTACATCTAATGCAACAGCTGTTGCTAGCACTGGTAACAGATGGTTTAACTATTCTGGAACTAGTGGTGCAACTACTGACATAGATTCATTTACAACTGCTCTTCTTCAGCTTAATGGTCATGATCGTTTCTCTGTTCGTTTTGCTGATTATTTCCGTAAAGTCCAGAACTATGAACATCATTGTCGTGTTCCCCGTGTTGGAAAAGATTTAGATACTGATGATGCTCGCAATCAATATATCTATACTTATTCCTTCGCCCTCTCTCCTGAAGAACATCAACCCAGTGGGACTTGCAACTTTTCCCGTATTGATAACGCCGTTCTTCAACTTAAATATGGAGCTGATACTGGTTTTTCCGCTCAAACTGCTGCTATGAACCTCAATATCTATGCCGTCAATTACAACGTTCTTCGTATCATGAGCGGAATGGGTGGTTTGGCTTATTCGAACTAGAAACAGTATATCTGCTTTTTTTATATTTAATCTTTCACAATCAAATAATTCATTAAATTCATTTTTAAATTTTTCAATCAAAAATAATATTATCAATAAAATAAATAGTATCAATAATAAATAATAATATCAATATTTAATGTTTCTCTTATACAAATTAAATCTATATTAAATATAAATAAATAATACAAGAAAATCAAAACATAAATAATACAAAACACCAAAAGACCAAATACAAATACTCATACACACCATCCAACACTTATACTCTCAATTAAATGACATTACTCTATGATTTATATACAACATTCGTGAAAGACAATTGGAAATGGTATATTGTTTATTTAATTACATTTATTTCCCTTCCTCTTCAAAGTGTTGCCATGCCACATTATTATGGTGAAATTATAAATAGTTTAAAAGATGCCAATCTAGTAAAATCTAAATATTATTTTGGTGTATTATTAGGTATATGGATTCTAATACAAGCCTTTAGTATAGGTATATCGTATGTTGATAATTACATCTGGCCCAAATTCCATTCTTATATTAGACAATTCTTTTTTAATCTAATCATAGATAGATACAATCAAAATTATCAAGAATTACAAATAGGTAATATTCTAACAAAATTAATTAAGTTACCTTGGATTCTGGATGATGTATCTAATCAAATCCAACGTTTCGTCTTAACCAATAGTATTCTTATTATATCAAATTTTGTATATCTCTATCGTAATCATTATTCCTTAGGCTTTATCTATTTAGGATGTGTAGCAGTTGTATTCATCATGTCTCGACTTTACTTTAATAGCTGTAATGCAACTATTAAGATTGTAGAAACTAAATATGATAGTTGTCATGAAGAAATAGATGATTCCCTTCAAAATCTCTTATCTATCTACACTAGTAAAAAAATACCTGAGGAAAAGAAACGTATTGCAGATATTAATGAGGATACTAGATTCGAACAACAAAAATCTGGCTTTTGCAATCGTAAGTTTAGAATCTATTTCTCAATTATCAATGTATTTCTATTCTTATCTATGAATTATGTAGCTTATAATTTATTCATGACTGGTAAAATTAAAGTCGCTAATCTAGTCAGTATATTTATTATTAATTATACTATTTTAGGTTCTCTCATTGGTCTATATGATTCTGCCAAAGATTTTATGAATGTCAAGAGTCATGTAGAATTAATACAAAACTTTATTGATGAATTACCTAATAAGAATACCACCAATCAAACTAAAAGCATTCCTAATCCAGAACAGGGATTAGATATTCGATTTAAAGATATTGATTATACTCATGATGGAGCTAAAGAACAATTATTTAAAAAATTAAATTTACGAATAAAGAAAAACGAAAAAATAGCAATATTAGGTGGCATAGGTAGTGGAAAATCATCGTGCATGAAATTACTAGTGGGATTACAATCTTTTCAAGGTGGAAATATTTTTATCAATGAGGTACCTATAACTGAAATTGATGTGGATGATTTACGTAAAAATATTATCTATATCCCTCAACATCCAAAATTATTTAATAGAACGTTGAGAGAAAATTTAACTTATGGATTACCCCCAGATATTACTGCAGAAGACATATTAAAATTTATGAAAGAAAACGGTTTTATTGAGTTAGAAGAGATATTTAAAAAACGTATGGATGAAAAAGTGGGTAAAGGTGGACAAAATTTTAGTGGAGGTCAAAAAGGCACCATATGGTTCTTACGAGCTGCGATGCAGAAAGCAAATGTCATCATTGCGGATGAGCCTACAAGTGCTCTGGACCCTCAGAGTAAATTACAAATTAAAAAAATGATTGATATTATAGCAAAGAAAAAAGCTGTCATAGTAATTACACACGATGATGATATGACGGTAGGAATGGATAGAATTATTACATTTGATAAAGGTAAGATAATAAGTGATGTTAAACCAGATGGAAGACAAAGTGACAATAGCAATCAAGCTAAAAATAATAGAAATAATAAGAATAAGAATAATGCTAATTATAGGTACTAAGTTTTAAGTTTTTAAAAAAAACTTAACTAAAATTTCTAACAAAAAATATTTTCAATCTAACAAAAATATTCTATTATCACTAAATTTTGGCACGGCTTTTTTTAAAAGCTGTTTCTGGTAGCCTTTAGGCTACCTAGCGTTTAGTTAAGTTTTGGTAAAACTTAGATATTTATTCTCTAAATAATAATTTATCAATCGTTGTTCTTACACAAAATAATCGATGTAATAGAATTCCCAAACTAAATAATACTACTAATACTAAAGTTAAATCAATATAGAAACTAAACATACGTAATAAGAAGAATTGTAGAAGAATACCAACTATAATAGTTCCTAGAACATCAAATATAGCGATATTGAAAATACGAACTGTATGAATACCTGTATTTACTTCTCCAAAAATATTTTTATATTTACATAAAGACATATTATATTTTTATTATTATTATTAGTATTATATATATACATACTTTTAATTTATTACTATTTAATGTCACATATTTTATTTTTAATTTAATTGAACTTCTGGATAATAATTATAAACTGGATATCTTTTATTTTCTGTATATAATGGGGAATCCGTTGTTGTAATTTTTAAATTTATATTATCTAAATTTTTTGAATCGCACGATTTTTTGTGTTCAATATATTCATTTTCAGGTATTTCAATTGTTTCATTTTGATTATAAGGTATAGGCTTCCACATTTTAGGTTTGTAAAAACCTAAATTAGTTTGTGTATCTTGTTTAAGACCTATTATATCTGCAAAATAAGCTTTTACTTTAGGATTATTCCATAAAATAGATATTAAAGCTATCGCAGCTACGATGCCAATTAAAAGAGGTAAAACCCAATCTATTAAAACCATTTTATATTTATACTATTTTTATAACTAATTATATATATGATATAACTATATATTTATTTATAATATAATTATATATTTATTCTGGATTAGAAAATTAATTATACTAAATGAATTAAACTTAATAAAATAATAAAAAAAATAATAAATAAACATTTATATTCATTCTGCACTAATACTTCCAGAGAAACCTCCTAGATTCTTAAACTTACGTGGCATACGTGGTGGTGCTGGCGGTATAACTGGTTTGATACCAGTATTTGATGATGATGGTGGTGATGATGATGGTGGTGGTGGTGGTGGAGGTAGACTAAAAAAATGTCTGTATTGTGGATTTTGATGTGCTTCTTGTATTTTTAGTGCTTCATTTTGAACACGATAACGTTCGACTTTACTTACCAACGATTCTCTGTTTTTGACAGTAGGTATCTCTTTGTTACTGCGTTGTATTGCATTTTTTATTCTTGTATCTATATTCTTGTCTATTATTGGATTACCATTGACAAATCGTGCATAGTCTCTAGCCCTTTGTCTTATTATTTCGATGTCTGGATATGAATTTGCAGGTTTTGGATTTTTTCTTTGAAAAGTCAAATAAAGTCCTGCATGTTGTTTTTCCCCATTTACTTCTTTATGTGATCCAGCACCATTAGTTTTTTTATGTAATTTTACAGAAGAATTTGTAGAGCCAAAACTCGGTCTCTTTCCAGACATACTTACAGTTCTTGATCTAACCATATTTCCAGATCCTCCGCTTTGAGTTTTTAGTCTCTTTTGTTTCATAGTCTTTTTATGTTTAATTATCCTCCTAGTTTGTGATATTTTATTGATTTTTTTATTGGTATATTTTAAATGTTTTCTAGATTTAATAATTGACATAATTGAAATATATATAAATATGTTTTATTTTTGATACTTAATATATATATATATAATAAATAATAAATAATAAAAATAATAAATATCATATCTCTCCTGAATGCATACATAGTATATGTAAAAGTAAAAATATAAAAACTGTTTTAATCTATTTTTAACCTGTTTTATGCTCTCTTTTTTTTTTAAGTTTTGATTTTAACTCCTTGTATTTTTCTTTTTGTTCATCTACAATCTGATTAAATAAAGTTTTATTTTTAGTTACTAATTTACTAAATAATTTCTTTGAGTTATTAAATGTTACTTCTTTATCAGTTTTAGGTATAGTAAAACCAAATAATTCATTCAAAATATCATTATTATAGGATTGGCTTCTATATTTTTCTAAATCTAATGTCTTGATTAATTTAGTAAGGTCTCTTTTTTTAACAGCTTCAACTTCCATAAATTCAGGGTTACAAGGTATAGTATCAAACACAATTTCGCAATTATCAAGATTCCATATTTCTCTAATTTTTTCATAATAGTGTTTTGTTTTACAACCTAAATTATTTAGTATTGTAATAGCTTCATCAAAATCATCAATAATAATTTCATTTTCATCAGCAAATTTATTAAGAGGTTGATATTTATATGTCATTGTAATACGAAAGCCTTCATCTCTAACTCTAATATAAGTATCTGGTATTTTATTAGGGTGTTCAAACACATTCACTCTAAATAAATAATCTCCTTTTTTCTTAGCTCCTAATTGTTTCATTTGTTTTATAAGTTTTGATTTATCATAATTTCTAAATTGATATTCATATTCTATTGGCATGTTGTATTATAAATTACTATTTATTATATACTATTTATTATATACTATATATTTATCTATATTTTTATTTTGAAAAATTGATTTTTATAATTATTATAGATAGATAGATAAATATATATAAATATATATAAAATATAATTTTTATAAAATGTCTTTTGAAGAACAGGATTTAGAAAATCTCACAAATAATGTAAAAGATGAAAATGATGAAATGTTAAATTTAGCTTTAAAAGCTTCTCTTGAAGATAAACAACAATTAGACCTAAATAATACACAAGTTGAAGATGAACAACTTAAAAAAGCAATAGAAGCTTCTTTAATTGAAAACCAAACACAAAATGATGAATTATTTAATAGTGTAATATATGATTCATTAGATATATTAGATGAAGATGAAAAGATACTTGAAAAAGCAATTGAAGAATCACATTTATCTAATATTTCAATAAGATTAAATACTGAAATTATAAATAGTGGTCTGGCTAGTAATATAGATAGTATTATTAATATGAGTAATATGTCTAATACTAGTAATACAGAAAGTGATCTTATAAACCCTTCATATAATGAATATCAAGACAACATAGATGAGTATGATAGACCGAATGCATATGATGATCCAGATGATGGTCCAGATGAGTATGATGAAGAAGAATATATGAAAATGATAATTCAACAAATTAAAGAAAGTGAAGAACTTGAAAAAAAAGTTAAAATAGATAAAAATACAAAAACTATAATTGAAGAACAAGATTTTGAATATGAAGAAGCATTGAGAAAAGATATTGAAAAAGAGAAAGAAAAAGAAAAGACTTCAATTTCTAGTATAAATAAAGTTAAAAAATATAGTGATACACTAACTAGTAGTAATACATCTAGTAAAATCATAGATGAACCTGAATTACCTAAAACAAAAGAAGAATTGCGTAAGATAAGAATGGCATTTTATGATAGAAAATAAATAAAAAATAAATGAATTATATTTTATATAATTTCATTTTTATTATCTAATTTTTATTATCTAATTTTTATTACCTATTTTTTATTTATCTTTAATTAATGGTTTTACATAAACATCAACTAGTTTTTGACCTACTTCTTGACTAGCAGCTTGATAATCTTGTCCATTATTAACTTTATCAATCATATTAATCATATAATTAAATTGTTCTAAATTAAGGTCTCCTTTGACACAACGTTCAAATAAAGTAGATGAATTTGTATTTAAATAGTCAAATTTAATTTTCATTTGTTCTATAAAAGTTTCACTACTCATTTCACGATATTCAGGTCTTTTTGATTGCCATTTACGTGTTTCATCCAAAAGTTGGGATACTTCTTTACGAATTATAGATGTTTCAATCATTTTATAATTATTTATAATTATATAGTATCTTTTATGACTTATATTATAATTAAATATTATAATAATATTTATTTTTATACTAATATTTTATTAAATATATAAATATTTATTAAATATTTATTAAATATATTTTTATATTATTTGACTAAATAAAGTATATAAATTTTGTTTTAACTCTTGCGGTAACATTTGAAAATCCATCATATTACAATTATGTTTAAATTTAAATTTAAAAAA